TATTAAATAATTAGCCGCGTCTACTAAATTGTCAAATGTTTTTATTTCATTTGATGAAATATTTTGTAAGTAAAACAGATTGAAATTAGAATTTTTCTGTAAATTATATTTAGACAACTTCTTTTTTACTTCATTATTATATGTATTTCGTCTAAATTCATTTACCTTTGCTAAATTGTATCCGAACTCAGGAGAGTTTGATTTTAATAAATCAATATAATAATTTTCTCTATCTATTAACATAAAGGAATCGCAAAATTCCAATATATCAAACTTGAACTTCGAATTTCCATTTTTATTGAAAGAATTTTGTAAATAGGTGTTATCGTGTTTATTATTATACAATAACCAAAAATGTTTATATTTTCGATTTTTTATATTTAATGAACTACCAACGTATACTTTATTGTCGACTTCATTTGTAATCTTATAGATACCGCATCCCATAATTATAAATACAAACCGAATCAATAATCTTTAGATATTTATTAAATAAAAACCAAATGAAATTTTCGATGATTAAAGGAATATTACCTGAGCAAGATTCAAAAAAGGGTTATGCGGATATGATTGACGTAAAAGCTAATGTCCTTTATGAGTGGTTGCTTGAAAATGGGGAAGATCCTGATGAAGTTTCTATTTCAGATATTGAGCATAGAGGATCCTATTATGACACAGATGAGTTTGCGGTAGAAGGTGTTGATGGAATTTTTGCGGTTGGTACTGACGATGAGATGATGTCAAGTGCAAAAGAATATCTCGAGGACTACATAGATGAAATGGGGTATGAAGGATTTGACAACTCATTATTAGAAGAACACATTGACAACGAAGAAGTGGCGGCCTATGCTAGAGATTTTTATGAAGATGATGTTTATAGTAACCCTGAAAGTTATTTGAGCGACGATAAAAGAATGTTGTCTAATAAGCAAAAAGAACAAGTTGATATTTTCGAAATGAGAAAAGACCGACTTGGAAGAAGTATTGAACAATTCTTGAAGGGTTTAGGGGGAGAAAACGATAATTGGTACCGTGGAAAAATCAAAGAGTTGGAAGGGATTATTGAAGAATATGAAGAGGAAATTGAAATGATAAAGTCCGATCCCGATGGTGACTACCCTGAAACCTTAGTTAGTCAAGTAATTGACGATAATGTATACGAGGTTAAAAGAGACCCTACGCAATTTATTGAAGATTTTGGTTTAGATGTTTCAAACTTCATCAATAAAAAGGGATTTATTGAAGAAATTATAAATATAGACGGATACGGACATACCCTTAACAGATATGATGGAACCGTTGATGAGGTTTTTCTTGATGGGGATTTATTTTTCGTAATGAGAATTGATTAAAAGGTTTTAACCGTTATAATTTCTTCATGGGTAGAAAGAAAAAAATATCATTCCAATTAGATCCTGAATGGCTTTACAAAGAGCCATTGGATTTTGAATACAACAAATATACATTGTTGGACTATCTACAGAAATGTGATAAGAGTTTCGACAAGTTCGAACTATACCCAAATTTCGTGGAGTTATCATTACATTTGGCAAATATCCAATCAATTTCCAAGGAAAATACACTTTTGTTAACCAACAAAAAATTTGAATCTCCCGATGATGAAATATTGGTTAAGGAATTAACACCAAAAAAACCAAGAAAATTAAGTGATAAGGAAGAAGATGAATTAGATAAGACTCTAAAATTTTCGGCTCCAAAATTGTTTGATGCTTTCAATATCGCCAAATCAATTTGGAACATAGCATTTGAATCCATAGATTTATTTTTGAGAAAAAATAAAAACAATTTAATTGCGGGTTCAGGATATATCTTTTTTTATCGTAAATCAGAAGAAAAATTATATGTTTGGGAGTATGAGATTAAATCTGATAAGAAAGATAAATCCACAAATCGGACGTATTTGAGTTTAATCTCTGAGGGTGCGGTTGATGAGAAAACACTCACAGAAATAATTGAAAGTAATTCAAAATGGAATGATACCACTTTTTATAAAAACCTACCTATATTCGAGATTAAATGTTCTCAAAATTTTCCTTTTGAAGAGACGATGGTCCCGATCATTAAGCGAAAAGTTATGTCTTATATTTTTCAAGTTGTAAATTTTGAAAAAATTAATAACTTTGACTCTACAAACTAAATTTATTATATTTTCGACATGAGTCTAAACAAGCGATGGGTAATTCTTGACCAGTGTGTCTCTGCCCTAAAACAAGGTAAATTAAAAGAATATTTCGGTAAGAGTGATATGTTATATTTTGGTGATACAACTTGTGTCTCGATTTATAACTTACATGTTGAGGGAAAAACTGACGAAGAAATTCTAAAATTAATTAAACTATAAAAAATAAAAGTTATGAACAAAAATCTAATTAAAATGTTGAAGACCTCAGCCGAGGCAGATAAAGCGAAAGCACTTTTGACTTTGGACTTATTGGGTAATACTGGTGTTGGTATTGGAGACCATTCAACCAAAGATTTCTATAGCAACGCTGAAGAAGCATTATCGATGTTATCAGATGCTGATGACAGATTGGAGACCATCGAAAAATATTTTGGAAAGGATTAAAAAAATTATAAAAAAAATAGAATGGTTTTTTGATATCTATTTTGTTTGGATGTTGTATAATCCAAGAAATTATGATAGATACGTTGAATACATTACAAAAAAGTGGGGTAACGAAAATGAAGAATGAAATGGTAAACCATCCTAACCATTATGGCGGAGCGGAGAATAATTACGAAGTGATTAAAGTATGTGAAGCATGGGATTTGGATAAAGATGCTTACTTGTTTAATGTTGTAAAGTATGTTGCTAGAGCTGGAAAAAAAGATCCGGCAAAAGAACTCGAAGACTTGAAAAAAGCTGCCTTCTATTTGGATAGAAAAATTAAAAATTTAGAAAAATAATAAATTTAGAAAAATGGCTATAATTTGGTTAACAGGACAGCCTGGATCAGGTAAGACGACCCTATGTAAACGAATGATGTTAAACATGGGTTCGGATGTATTTCATATTGATGGAGATGATTTGAGGGATTTATTTGAAAATAAGGATTACTCTGAAGTTGGACGTAGAAAAAATATTGAACTTGCTCAACAAATCTCAGAATATCTTCATAACAAAGGTAAACACCTATTTGTTTCGTTGGTGTCTCCATATAAAGACCAAAGAGATAAGTTCAAATCAAAAATGGGTAATAATCTTATTGAAGTTTATGTTCATACAACAGAAATACGTGGTAGAGAAAGTTTCTTCGTACAAGACTATGAACCACCAACAGAAAATTATATAGATATTGATACAACGAATGTTTCAATTAATGATTCTGCAAATATTATTTTGGAGTTTATAAAAACAAATTAAAAACAAACATGAAAAAAATTCACGTAGAAGGTGACCCAAAACTAAAAAATACTGGTGGAAAACAATATTCCATGCTCGTGGGGAGATATCAACCCTTTCATGAAGGACACAGATGGTTAATGAACCAATGTCTTGATGAAGGTAAAAATGTTCTTATTTGTGTAAGAGATATTGAACCTGATGAAAAGAATCCATTCACTTCGGACCAAGTTTATCAAAATATTTCTAACGAACTAAAAGATTTAATTTCAGATGGAAGAGTAAAGGTTATAGTGATTCCTGATATTGAATCCATTAATTTTGGTAGAGGTGTTGGATATGATATTATTGAACATGTTCCACCTCAAGAAGTTGGAGATATTTCGGCAACAAAGATTAGAGAACAAATGAGACAAGAAGGTAAATTATAATATGAGAACTTTAGAGAATTCTATAAACACAATAATTAATGGGGATTCTGTTAAGGTAATGTCTGAGTTACCTGACAGTATAATTGATTTAGTTGTCACTAGCCCAAAATACAATGTTGGTATTGATTACGACAGTTGTGACGATCAGATGTCTATGGAAGATTATTGGGTATGGACGGAGCAATGGTTGACACAATCATTTCGTTTATTGAAAGATGACGGAAGAATTGCGGTTAATATTCCTTATGAGATTAACGTACAAGATAGAGGAGGTAGAGTTCTTTTTATGTCTGAATTTTGGGCAGTTATGAAAAAGGTTGGGTTCAAATTCTATGGACTTGTTGACCTTGATGAGAATTCACCACATAGAAGCAAAACTACCGCTTGGGGGTCTTGGATGTCTCCGAGTAGTCCTTACATCTATAATCCAAAGGAGTGTGTTATATTGGCGTATAAGAAAGACCGAATCAAGAAAATTAAAGGAGAACCACAATGGAAGTCAGAAATGGTAGAAATTGAACAAGAGGATGGAACTTTTAAGACTAAAGCGGTTTATCAAGACGAAGATAAAAAAGAATTTATGTCTTTGGTTTATGGTCAATGGGAATATTTCGCGGATACCAAACAACAGACAAAGGCGACATTTTCAATGGATATTCCAGCCAAAGCAATCAAAATTTTGACTTATAAGAACGACATCGTTTTAGATCCTTTCACGGGCAGCGGAACTAGTTTGGTAGCGGCTGAAACGTTAGGACGTAGATGGATTGGAATCGAACTTAGTCCTAACTACACTGAAGTGGCGACTAAAAGAGTACAACATTTTATTAATCAAAAAAAACAAGGAGTACTTGATTTTGAATCTAAAACATAAAAAGGTCCACAAGACCTTTTTTTTGTTTATAATGATATTTATAAATAAAAATATTAATGGTAGAGATAATCATAAATGAGAGCCAATTTGATTTAATTAAGGGTGAACTTGAAAAGCAATCAAAATTAAAACTTGCTGAGGGCAAGTGGAATAATTTTTCTGATGAAGAAAAAAACTTTGTTCTTGAATTTTTGAAGGTTACTCACCCTAAAAAATCAAAGTTATTAAAAGAAGCTTGGTACAATACATTGGGAGATATCGTAGGTATCTTTGACCCAACCGGTGTTGTAGATTTGGTAAACGGAATATCTTACATATCTCAGGGTGAAAACTTATTTGGGTTCCTATCAATTGTATCTGCGGTTCCTTATGCTGGTGACGTGGTGGCAAAACCTGTAATGGGAGCTCTAAAATTGGGAGCGCCATCTGCTAAAGCCTTGAACTCAATACTCAAAACAGCAAAGGCGGGTGATACAGTCAAAGCAGGGGCTGATTTAGCTAAACTTGCGGACACAGGTGGTATTGCAGGAGCGTTTGTGAAAGGAATGGAAAAAGTTGGCCCTGTGCTAAAAGATATAGTTCAAAGAGTTCCAGGAGGATTTATGACAAGTGGCCTTAAAAATACTATTTTAGGATGGATTGAGTTATTTTCAAAAGCTGGAAGACAAGCCAAACAATCTAAACAATCTATAAGTTACTTAGCCAGTAGATTACCGAGAATGTCACCTGCGGTTGCTGCAAAAAAATTAGAAGACTTATCGAAGGCCATAAAATCAACACCAGGTGTGTTTACGGGTTATAGAACAACTAAAGGATTATTTTCTTGGAAAACTATTTTCGGTGGAATGCCACAACTAATGGGTAGAAATAAATCTGTAAGAGCACTTATGAGACAGAGTAAGTGGTGGTTAGGATTTTTGGATTACATTGGATTAGGTAACTGGGTTGGACCTGATGAGTTAGTTGAAAAACTAGGTGGAGAAGAAGCGATGAGACAAAAAATGGAGGAATATAATAAAACACCTGAAGCGGAGCAAAACTTCAAAGATGAGTACGGAGCAGAAGAACCTCAACAAAATCAAAGTTCGTCATCTACGGATAATAAATCAAATTCTCCCGATTTAGATCCGTTTGCTAAATTACTAAGAAGTCTTTTCACTGGACAAATGAACCCTTTACCGATATAAAACAAAAAAATGAAAGAAGAATTTATTAAAAAATTAGTGCAGATACAACTTCAATGGAAGTTTTTACACTGGCAAACATTTGGAGATGCTAAACACAGATTGTATGGTAAAATATATGATAAACTCGGAGTTCTTATCGACGAATTTACCGAAGCTATGATGGGTAAATACGGTAGACCTGAGTTCGATCCTGAATTTGCTCTTATGTTTCAAGATATATCGTCACTCAGTATCCAAAATTTTATGGATGGAATAACAGAATTTTTGGTGGGGTTTTCAGACCAACTTGATTCAAGATACGATACTGATTTATTGAATATCAGAGACGAAATGCTGGCTTTGATAAATAAGTCGAAATATCTCATAACATTGAAATATTAAATTGGGTTAACTAAAGTTCAATGAAAAAAATATTAAAGGAGAGCGGAATAAGGGACATAAAAGAGTTAAGTAAAAGATATCCCAAAGCAGAAATTTACTTTCACCAAGACTTGGACGGTGTTACGACTGCCATTGCAATGAAGAAGTATTTGGAAGATAATGGTATTGATGTTGTAGATGCCCACGTCATTCAATATGGGGACAAAGAATTTGCTGTGAAGAAGAACGATGCTCAAGGAGACACAATGCCAGTTCTTGTTGATTTTGCTCATGGTAAACCAATGTTTGTAATTCACACTGACCACCATGATAGACAGGCAGGAGCGGAAGATACTAAATCAACCTCTTTTAGACAATCACGTTCAAACGTTGAAACATTATCTCAGGTAGTTTCGCCAAAAGAATTATTTCCATCTTCAGACATCTTATTAATCAGTACTGTAGATTCTGCGGACTTCGCTAGAAAAAACCTAACACCTGAAGATGTTGTAAATTATTTATACCGATTTGATAAAGAAAAATCTCTTCAGTCTAATAAGATGTTATTGGGATTGGTTATAAACAAACTATTGTTGGCGTTCAAGAACAAATCAGGTTTCTTGGAAATGTTAGTTATGGATTCTGAACCTTCTTTGTTGTCTATCCTTAATAACATTAAATCTTGGATGAAATCCACAAGTGCTCCATCTCCAGAATCATTACAAAAGAATGCTGCGGAATACACTCAACAAATGAAATCATTTCCAGTTGTGACGGATAATATTATTTTCCAATATGGTGGAGGTAGTATGTTCAAACCTGGTTCATATGATAGATACACACCTTATAAAAATAATCCTGAGGCGGATTTTTTGATTATGGCATGGCCTATGGGACTCGTTCAAGCATCTTGTAATCCTTTCAAGAAAGATAGGGAACTAAAAGGTGTTAATTTAGGTGAAATTGCTCAAGAAGTTTTAGCTAAGTGGGAAGACCAATTGAAACAAAAAACTGTACCACTTTCAACAATTAAGTGGGTAAGCGAAACTAGTGTGGGACCTGAAAGTGTTGGATTCACCTTCAAAGACTTCAAAGCATTGTATGGTGAAAAAATAATGTTCATGGAAAATGGTGAGCAAATCTTAAATAAGGTTGGATCCATGATGGAAAAACCTTTCAAGAGTTTGACTGAAGATGAAATGAATCTGTTAGATAAAATTGGGGTAAATGCTTGGGACTTGATACAGGCTAACTCGGGAGGTCACAAATGTATTACAAATATCTCAGGATTAAATTATCTTGGAAAAAGTACAAGACCACCAAAGGGAGGATCGAGATACGGTGATTCTGAGGATTCACCAACTGTCAAGTTCACCAAAATGATTGCTAATCAATTTCAGAAGGTATTGAAAGAAAAGATTGAGTTGTCTAAAACAAGTAATTGATAGTATCACCTGGTTTGATACCTAACTTCTGACAAGCACCTCCACGTAATTCTAATACAATATTTCCATTACCGCAGTAAGAGGGACAATCGTCTTGATGACAAGGTGGACAATCATGATGGATGTTGACGATTACATTGTTTTTTATTATGATTATATCTAAGGGAATAACACAGTTTTTCATCCAAAAACATTGTTCTTTTCCACCCATCAAAAACAACATGCCTTGTTTGATATGGGAAAATCTTTTACCCATCATTCCAATTCTTTGAGATTTTGGGTCGATTAATGTTGTAACTTCGAATCTGTGATTATTTATTGATACGTCCATAATTATATAAATACAATTTAACTTGAAATGTACTCAGGAGTAATATTAAAATACAAGGATAAGTGTTTACTGTGTAAACGAAATGGCCAGGATTCTCATCCAAACCAATGGTTTATTCCTACAGGTAAAATTGAAAGGGGGGAAACTCCACGCGAAGCGGCTGTTCGTGAACTTTATGAGGAGACTGACTTTGAATTGTCTGAGAATGATATTGATTTCATTGGAACAATTCCTGTAATCGAAGATGGGGTGAAATCTGATAAGGATTTTATCTATGTGTTCATATCTGAACTTACTGATGAAATATTACCTGACTTGGATTCGGCGGTAGACGGACATGAACATACCAAATGTGGATACTTCACATTCAAAGAAACAAAAAAATTGGGGTTGGAATCCAATTTACGAACAATATTAAAAAAATATTTCGAAGTAGTTTGATTTTTTATTAAACTTACTTATATTTATAAAACTGAATCGAGAGATTCAACACCCCCACAAAAAGTTTCATTTTAGTTTGATATAATAAAATATTCTGACTATGTTTGTGAAACATTTGTCCCACAAATGAGAGTTCGAGAGAGAAGGAGTTTGTGGGACTTTTTTGTCTGAAGTTCTTAACTCGAAATATATCGCAGGATAGAGCAGTGGAAGCTCGTCAGGCTCATAACCTGAAGGTCGAAAGTTCGAATCTTTCTCCTGCTACATCAGACTGAATAGATAAGTTCGGTCATCAATGTGGAGGGTCGTAAACCCTCTTGTTTTTTTCTCACTTCCCCTACTAAAAAAAGTAGGGGATTTTTTTTTGTTATTAGAAATTTAATTATATTTGTAAGACAAACGACGAAGATATGAACATGGCATCCCACAACATCAAGATTCAACACGAAAAATTTGGAATCCTTTTGAATGAGACCTTTGTGAATGGGACTCAGTTCAAGTTGTTCCTTAAAATGATTCAGGGAAGTATTGAGTTGAAAAACGATTTGACTTTCTTCAATGGAGTGGATTTTTTTGTCCACGTACCTTACAAACATTTGGTGGAGTCAATCATTACTACGAATGTGGATACTTATACACTAGCGGAACATCTTATCAATAAATCTAAAATCGAAGCGGAGGTTACAAAATGAACAATTCAGTTGAAAATTTATTAAAAATATTAGGAATCGGTGCGGTTTTATATGGAGTTTATAAACTGGGGGAGAATGGTGTTTTGGATTCAATAATCGAAAAAAATGTTCCTAATGAAAATTTGAATGAGGAGGACTCTCTTCGTAAAACAATTCAAGAATTGAAACAAAAACAGAATAAAACCCGTAGAGATCGAGATAATATTGGATTGTTGGAAATAAAGTTAAAACAATTAACTACCGTAAAATGATTACTATCGAAAAAATAAAGAAATGGTCAAAAGAACATCCTAACGGGGGTGGTAGAATGATAAATATCTTCAACGGTAGATACGAGTTATCTATTGTTGGAGGTCGAGATGGCCTTTATGGTGATTTTGAAAAAACTTTCGAGATTGCGGTATTTGATGTCCAAGATCGTAGATTCATCACCAAGTTTTTTTTTCCTGAAAATGGGGGTGATGTTGTTGGCTATATGAGTGGGAAAGACTTGGAGGAGTTTTCAAACACACTTTTTAGAAATGGTGATTTCCAAGTTAGATGAAACTTGGTGGTGGACGCTTCACAAACCTGTGAGCCCAATTAAAGGAGACTTCGGTCTCCTTTTTTTATTTCCAATATTGGGCGTTTTTTGTTTTGTTGGTAGGTGTGATGTTCATCGTATGTGAATGTAGGGTTATCGCTGGCTCATCGGAATAAGTTAAACAATACATTTGATGTGGTTCTACATCAAGGATTTGATGACCTTCACCAGACGATAGTACTAAGTATTCAGAATCCAATGACGAAAATTCGTCTTCAGACATAATTGGGTTATCGGTTCCAACACTTAGTTCACATTGGTCTTTTATTCTTTTATTCCAAGTTGCTATAAAAACAAATCGTACAACAACTTCGTCGGTATCGATCTCTCCTTGTCCTTCACATTCACTACATTCTACTGTTCCATTTACATCACATTCATCACACTTTACAACTCCTCTACCATAACATTCGGGACAATCGATTCTCTCTTCTCCAAAACATTCATCACATTCTTCATCTGAATTTGAGTCGCAATATTCACAATCTATTTCTCCCTCTCCTTCGCAGTTTTTACATTTGACTTTGTGAGTTCCGCCACAATATAGACAATTCATCTCACCAGCTCCTTCACATTCTTCGCAAGTTTTCGAGTATTGTTGTTCAGATGGGTTTGCCAATTCGGCAAATGATAAATTGTTTATCATTTTATCACCCATATCAAAACCTTTTGTCATTTTGTATGAGTAAATGTATATGGCTAATTTAATTAAGTTGTCTGGTCCTAAATAATTAAAATAATCTGACTGAGATTTGGCAATTTTCTTTAACCTGAAATACAAGTCCTGCATCGAATCAAATTTTTTGATTGAGTCTTCAAGTTTTAGGGTGATTTTTTTTAATTTCTCGTTCATAAATTAATCGTTGTCAGGGTAATGTACAAATATACTAACTAAAAAAGTGTGAGTTTCGTCTTCGCTAAAATCTACAGTCCGAACATATCCTTCATTTACCATAAGATTTTGTGTGTAAGATATTTTTTTATCAGGTGTAATTGTGACCTTACTTAAAATCACGAATAACTTATCCATCATGGAATTTATGTCTTCAGTGAAGTATGGTATTTCTCCCTGAATTATACCATTATACTCAAATTTAATATCTAACATGTAACCAGAGTTAGCATCATAATAATCAATGTCCAAAAAGATTATTTTGAAATCATTATCTGATTCAAGTTCGATTAAATACTTTAATTTTTCTACTAAAACTTTGTGATTTTCGGCCATTTTATTTATAATATTTACTCTACAGGTTCCATTTTGAAAGTCATCGTAAAAATATGTCTTTCTTCGAATTTATAATCTATTGAATCTATCCAAGAAAAATCAACCAAATCATGCTCTGACTTTTTTATTTTTCCTTGTCTTGTTAGACCCCAACTTGAAAGGTATTTTTTTTCGAACAACTCTATTACATTTTTGAAATCCGAAGGAAATGAAACTGAATCGTGAGACATTGGCATTAAATAATCAAATGTAACATACATAAAATATGCGTAAAGGTCTCTTTCACCATCTTTTAATCTAAATACACTTTCATATTCAATATCTATGTCTAATTCAAGTATTTCGAACTTACCTGAAGATTCCATGGAAATCAAGTACTTCAATTTTTCTGCGAGTATTTTCTGATCGAACGCCATATTTCAATAAATATATTTAATTTTTTTTTAGGACAATTATAATTGAATTATAAAAATACATATTATGTCAATCAAAATTACTTTTACTGAAGAAGAGATTTTATCAACATCAAACTACTATGACATGGGTAAGAAAGTCCATGATAGATATTGGCAAGTAAAGAGGGACTTAGAAGGACCTCGAATTGATGATGAACATGTTGGTCTAACTATTAATGAAGATGGACTGGTGACCGCAATAAATCGTCCTGATGACTATGATACTTGTATTGTGTGTGGAAAGAAAACTCCATACCTCAAAACCACAAATATCCATCAAAGATATGGATACATCGAAGGTGCTGGTCAAGCTTGTCCTCATCCCGATAATTGTGATTAATCTTTTTTCTAATTCCTGATATATATGTAAAAAAATACATATATTATAGATGGAAAAATTCAATCCTTATCACCAACATTTACTTGTTAAATGTTGGGCAACTAATCCTCCAAAACAGGAGGAGGAATTAAACAAATGGTT